TTTTGATTTTTTTTTTTTTCTTTTAAATGAAAATGAACGTAACAATATCGGCGGTCAGCCGGCTTAGTAATCGGACGTGAAGTGAGTCCGGGGAAAGAAGCGATTGTAGGTTGCTTTATTCACATAGTTTAAGCTAAGGAGTTGGGCCTTAACATCTGATAAGCTTGGGAACTTGTCGAGACTTAAGTGAATGCCTGAATGTGGGTCATCTCCGAGAGCGTGTTTGAGCCCTGAAGAGTCAGGAGTGTAGCCTTGAGACGCGTAATGCTTGTAGAGATCGTGGCATACGTTGTGTACTGACTTGTGAGTACCTACGTTTGCGTAAGCGATACCGATGGCGGTGGCCATGGTTTTCTCTGGCGTTGGTTGGCGTGCTGGTGTGTGGTACAGCTTGGCTAGTAGATCAACTTCGTTGCGGCGGGGGAGGCCGTTCGAATTGGTATAACTGAGAACTTCGCAGCCGTTGAGACGGTTGGAGATTCCAGATTTGTTGATGCTAATGGTAGTACCAAAGTAGTGAGTGGCTAACTCTTGCATTCGAGACAGGAAGTCTGAGTGAAGGTTGGGTGGTATCAGGACGTAGAGACGAATGATTGAATCGTCGCCAAGAACTTTGATGATACACATCCTAGGGTCGAAACCCATAGCGATAAGTATGGTAGCTATCATAATGTAATTCCAGTGTGAATCGTAGTACTGTGTGGTGTACAGGCCTGAGGGTAAAGTTGCGAATTGTCTTCGCCATTTTGATCCGTCGGGGAGAACGATTGGTGTGTTTTTGTATGCGTATGAAGTCCATTTATATAGACGTCGTAAGCGTGATGCTTTGAGTGGTGTCCAAGTTGAGGCTGTGTCGGGGTAGTCGACAGTTGGTAAGTAGCCGTGGTCGAAGTCGATGTATGACTCTGTGTTGTCAGAGACGTCATCAATGCCTTCGTGAGGGACATCTTTGTCGAAACTTTTCCAGTCAATCATGATGAATGAACATTGCATGAAAGAGCAGAATAGCTCGGAATTGAGGCGGAACCAGCCACCTGTGAAGGTTTCGTAACCCCATAAGAGAGGGTAACGTTGCGGGTTGCGTCGGTAGCAAGCGAATAGTGTCCAGTGGAACATGATCTGTGCGTAGATCCATGGTTTTGGGACACCCCAGATTGATCTGAGTTTGTTTGCTTCGTCAGATTTGACGATAGTTGTCTTGATATGTAGAAGCATGAAGAAAAGGTAGTCATCGAAAGATGCTGTGTTGTCCTTAATTTCGTGGTGCCATTGTCGAGTGAACTCGAAGATGATGTGCTTCATGTTGCCTGTGGTAGGTTTGGTATCAGGAGGGAGCATGTTGAGGAATGTTGGTGATGTTGAGAATGGAGGTTCAGCGTTAGTTTGCCATTTGATTGGGTAGTGGTGCTCGATATCTAGTAGATGAATGGGTCGTACTGGTTGATCGGGTTGAAAGGCAAGTCGTGCGTATTGGACGGCAAGATTGTAATTTGCGTCGCGAACGATTGTGTGCTGTGGTTTGTCGCCTTTGAAGAAGTCGGTCAAGATAGACTCGAGATCTGTAGTAGTGCGTCGTCGATTGTGG